CGCCTCGCCCGGATACATGATCGCCAAGTCCGGCCCTTTGATCCACGGCATGGCAAACGGCTCGTCCATCTCGCGCTGCTGGCCGTTCATGGTGACATGGTTGTATTCGTCGTCATCGCCAAAACTGCGCGTCCTAGCATCCTCAACGCTCACCCATTCCTTGATTAGATCAAGGCCCGTTGTCTTGGCGGTTTCGTGCATGGCATAGTTTGCAGCGCCGTGCGTCTCGGTCCTCGCAATCAACGCGCCCCGCGTGCGGCTGATTCTCGGCACGGCTTTGTTGATCCGCTTGGCGATAGCCTCAACGCCTAAGCCTTCGTCCTGCCCCGCCGCGACCTGTCGCACGATCCGCTCTCGCGTCGTCTCGGTCACGCTGGTGATACGCCGCCGGATCGCCTCAAGGTTCACCCACTGCGTTGCCAGCGATAGGAACAGGTCGGTAAAGCTGATCTTGGTTTCCAATATCAGGCCAGCCGCTTTGCCTTGCGTGACGATCCGCGAACCGAAAGCTCGTGCCGTGACCTGCCCGATGTCGAAATACACATCACGGAACGCGCGAAAGTCGTCATCCGTTGGCGCTGGCACATAGCCCAACTCGCGGTACTTGGCGACAAGCTGTTCGCTTTCCTCCCGGATCACCTTGGCAATCTTGCGGCGAAAGCGGCCCTCGGCCACGTCGAGAAGTCGGCGCTGTATTGCCGCCTCACGTTCCGGGCTGTGTCGGATGAATGCCGGGTTAGCCATGATCCAGACCATAGGCCAGCGCCTTGATGTCGTCCGCCGGTAGGTCGAACATGCCGCTGCCAGGTGTTGGCTTAAACTCGCCCTCGGCTTCAGGCTCGTAGCCCATGAGCGTCCGCGCCTCCTGTAGCGTCAGGACGCCCTCTCGGTATGCTGTCACGGCGCGTTGGAACATCCGTTCGCGTAGTGCCTCAAGCGCCGGGATCGTGTCCAGATCGAGGCGCAGTTCCAGCCGGTCGCCATAGCGCGGCAAGAGCCAGTTATTCAGCGCCGCCAGTACCTCGCGCATGATCGGAATAACGGTGTCGGTGTAGAGGCGTTCTTTCGCCTGCTCGAGATTGTTGAACGTGCTGGCGTCGTTGTCGATCAGCGGCAAGGGAACGCCCAGCGCCGCCGCGACGTACTTCGCCGTCTCGCGCATGGTGTTTGAGAAGTCCATGTCCCGCGCCGTCTGTGACAACGCCTGCCATTCAGCGTCATCGGCCAGCATGGGGATTTCGCCTGCGTTCTCTGCGCCCTGCATCTTGGCTTTGAAATACTCACGCATCCGCGCAACCATCTCGCCGGACGGATAGCCGCCCTTGAACCGGATCAAGCCGGACGGACGTGCGCTGTTCTTCAACAGGCTGTAGTTCCACCGCATTCCGGCGTTATGGGTGTCGCCTGCGATTGCAGCGGCCATGAGCGGCGATTGCCCGCGCCAATAGTCGCCGGGGTTGTAGGTCTTCACAAACAGCATGTCAGACTGGCCCGTGATCTGGTCAACGTCGAACGTCGTCTTGCGGTTGTTGATGCTGTAGATGTATTGGCGCGGGATGCCGGACGGTCCCGGAACGATGCCGATATTGAGCGGCAAGAGCGGCCATATCTCGGCAGGCTGGCGTGGATTGTCTGCGCTTGCGGCCATCTCGCCCATCAGCATCCGGTTCACCAGCATCTCGGTCAGCCATGATTGATAAGTCGCGCCGGGGTGCGGGTTCGCCAGCAGGTCTAGGACCGGGTGCTGCCCCACCGCCTCATCGCCATTGTAGAGTTCGATCTGAATAGATGCCGCCGCCCTCACGATCTCGTTCACCGCGCGATAGACGATCACGTTAAGCTGATAGCCTTCCGTGATGTAGCTTTGCGACTTGTCTTTGCGCGCCCATGCTGGCCCGCCGTTGACCATAAGCGCCGATCCCGCCGGATGTGCTTTGGCTTCTGTCTGTTTTTTAAAAGGCCATACAGCCATTAGAGCACTCCGAATATCTGATCTGAGCCGCCGCCTATCATCGGTTCCAACGCATAGCGCACGGCGTCCCAGCCGTGGTTGTGTGCGTCGATAACCTTTGACGTGACATCGCCATTGTCGTTGACCTTGTAGCTATAGAGGCGGCTTTCGCGCTGCATATTAGCACAATCTGCGTGAATTACTATGCTACGGAACGAGCGCAGGAACGCGATGCCATCCTCCACCGATCCGGCCCACTTCTTGACCGATTGCGCGCGCGGCAAACCGTGCCGCTGTAGGTGGCTGATACTTTCCGGGCGGCTGTTGTCCCATCGGCTTACCTCGCGTTCAAAGCCCGGTATCTGGCCCATAACAAACGACGCGGTGTCGTCGAGTTCCAAGCCCTGCCGGTATGCTTCGCGCCGGATGTAAACGTCCTGATCGTTGATCCAGACTTCCACCGCTGCCGTTGGGTCTTGTGAAAAACCAAAGTCACCTCCGTAGAATGGCCCGCGCCATGCTGTCGCTTGCGGGTTGGGTTCAAACTCGCGCACTTCAATCTTGCCGCCAAACACCTGCGCATCGCTGTTCTGGCGATACGCGCCTTCCCATATCCATGCGTATGTTGCCGGATCAAGGCGCTGCTGTTCGCGCCGCCTCAGCACGTCCAGACCTTCTGGAAAGAACGGGTTGTCCTTCCACTGCACTTCGGCTGCCAGCATGTCGGACGGGGGATTGACGCGAAACCGCTTGTCTACCGGGCTGCCCTCTTCGCGCGGGTTCCAGATCGCCCAAAGTTCGGCCTTGGGCTGGCGAAACACGGTGGCCTCAAGGGCAAGCCATGACGGTTCGGGAACGTCCTCGGCCTCTTCCACGATGGTCAGGTCGATCTTGGCAAGCGACTTGATTGACTGCTCATTCCGACGAAGGCCGCGAAAGATAAACTCGGTTCCATTCGCGCCCCGGATGTAATCAACGCCCACATCGTAGTGATTGTCGAGCCACGGCTGCGATGCAATGGCGGCCTTGAGTTCGGCGTGAAAGCTCTCTTTGATGCTGGCCTGAAATTCGCGCGTGCACAGGATGCGCAACGGCTCGGCGTATCCCCAGATTGACGCCATCAGCGCGGCCCCGAACGACTTACCCGATCCTCGCCCGCCCCATAGCGCCCGATACCGTGCCGAGCCGCGTGGCGGTGACATGACCGGGACTAGCTTATTCGGAAGTTTTATCTTCGCTCGTGGCTGCGACAATCTCAATCACCTGTGGTTTCATGCTTAGGTCGCTGCTGGTGTGATCGACGTGGCTTGTCTCGCGCCATCCTGCTTGCGTCTTGAGGTAGAAGATTGCGCTCGCTGTGTCTCCACCCCTAGCCTTTTGCAGCAAGCCTTGTGCGACTGAGCCAATGGCCTTTGCCTTGCCCCTTTTATAGCGCAAAGATATATCTTCATCTCGGTCGATCATTGCGGCGAATGTTGGGCGCGTGATGCCGAAATAATCCGCGATCTGATCTTGTGACAGATAGGCCGCCAGCGCCTCAACTTGTGCGCGCTGTTCGTCGTCTAGGGTTTTCGCTTTGCGTCCCATTATGCGGCCTCCGCTTGTATTCTGGTATGTAAAGAAAAGATGCGGTCAAACGTGATATAGACGTGTTGTTGTTGTTTTGTGTTTTTGCTTTTGATCCGGGAGATTGAAGCCTACTCGGCGCTCGATCCATAATCCAAGACAAAGAACGATGACGATGACCGATCATCGCTGGATGAGATGTGACAGAGCGGAACTTTTTGCCTCGCTGATGTAGCCATTCCCCAACAAACTCAGACAAGCGGTTTCCCAAGCCAAAACCTTGATAGTCTGGCAGCGTTACCGTTCTGTGTTCTTTCCACACGTTTTTGACCTTTGGATGAGGAAATGGCAAAATTGCCGTGAATGCTGCTGGCTCTTCATCAAGCAACAGTATGAAGCAAGTTGCTGCTTTGTTCAAATCTGCGCTCAGATAGTGATTTCCTGCAAACAGTCGCCAAGCAGAGTGATGACACCGAAATATCTGGATTTTTGCGCTTGGTCGCCTTTCCGACCTCCATTTGAAAGATGCGGCAGACACGTCATAGACCCAATCAGGTTGCAGCCATCCTTCAACATCATAGTGACACGTCACGGCCACAAACTGCTTTGAAGTCTTGCGTATAGACTTTTGAACCGCATGACTGCCAACCTTTGCCACGTTGCGATCAACCACTGACGTGAACTCGTCAAAAACAATCAAGCCTCGATCATCTGTCAAACATCTTGCGAGTTCGCAGCGAAACTTCTGACCATTGGAAAGAGCGCCATATGGGAGCAACCAAGCGGGCGGCGACGAAAAGCCAACATGCGACAATGCATTTGTGATGTCGGATGCAGAAAGGTTGTCATGGAAGTCATCCAGCAATGAAGACGCTTTCCACTCATAGCCTTGATGATATGCGTCATCGCCAAAAGCGCGCTTGGCTATGGTTGTTTTGCCTGCTCCTGATGCGCCAACGATCAATCCAACTTGCCAAGCCTTGTTTTCTATCGGCATGTTGATGCGCCACTCTTTGCGCAGCTTTTTAACTGCCGGAACATCGAACATGCCCACAACCTTTTCAGTGCGGAAAGACGGCGTATAGTCCGCTTCAACTACATGGTCAAAATTCGGCATGTGTAGCCCTTTTGCGTCAAAAGATTAAAAACTGTTTCTTGTTCAGTCTCGTCTTTACACTCAACCGCCACTTCAAACGTAGCCTGCAAATCTTTTTGCTCTGGCAAATCTTCGTTGCTTGGCTCGTCATCAAAAAGCGCCGTCATTTCGGCAACGTCGAAGCCGGTCAGTTCCAGATTAAAGCCCAGCCCGTCAATCTCTTGCATTTCGATCTTGAGCAAGTCCATGTCCCACGCGCTGTTGATCGCCAGCTTGTTGTCCGCAATCACATAGGCGCGGCGCTTGGCTTCGCTCCACCCGGTTGCGGTCATTGTCGGCACGTCCTCGATGCCGAGGCGCTGTGCGGCCATGATACGACCATGCCCTGCGATGATGCCGCCTGTTTCGTCAACCAGGACCGGCATAGTCCAGCCCCATTCGCGAATGCTGGCGGCGATCTGCGCTACCTGCTCATCGCTGTGGGTTCGGCTGTTGCGCGCGTAGGGAACGAGGTCAGCGACCTTGCGGCGCTCTACGTTGTCGGCAGGCCATTCTATTTTGGGTTTGCTCATGTTTTCACCTTATCACGAAGCATCATCTGAATACAGTACGCCGCGACCGGGTTCACTGGCGTGTCGCCCTGCTCCCAGCGCCGGATTGTGCGCTCACCGTTCTTGCCCATAGACCAAACCCCAGCCAACTGACGCTGACTGAAGCTGAGGGCTTTGCGGGCTGCTTTGAATTGGTCAGGAGTCACGCTTCCAGCTCCTTTAGCAAATCCTCAGCTTGCCAAACGGTCCAGCCAGAACGCCGGGCAATCTCCATAGCCGTCAGGTGCGGGTAGGTCTGCACCATCGTGATGACCTGCCGCTTTGTCCATTCTGTATTCATTCTGTGGCCTCCTATGCCGTTGTGGGCGTCATTGCCCGTGATGGTCGGGGCTTATGCCCCGAGCGCCTTATTGATTGCCGCCAGCGCGTAGTCAGCAGTGTTCATCTCGTTGCTGCTGCCGTGTCCTTCAAGCATTTCGGCCAGCTTCGGAAGGTCTGCGATTGCGACTTTACCAAAGACGATTTCCTGAACGTCAACGTCACCGTTTTTACGGTCTGCGATGATTTGAGCGGCGAAGGTAGCGATGTTGTCCATGTGGACCTCCAAGGTTGGCGGGCTTCATTGCCCTATGCGTTATATTTAGGACATTCTGTCCTATATGTAAAGCACTAATTTCAAAAAAAATGCGCCGACTCATGGGCAGGAAGAGGTCGCCTTGAAACCCTGCTCGGCGCTGCGGGTGTTTGAGGCAACCATGAGAACCATGACATTTGCGACCACCTCGGCACCGCCCGCTGGCCTAGCCATTACCTACGCGCCCTGACAAGCGCGTAGAAGCTGCCTGCCTTGCGGATGTATCCCGCAGCCCCAAGGGCCAGCACGTCTTTCAGAACCTCGCCTGCGTCAAGGCCCGTGGCCTTTGCAATGTCGCCTTGGGTTAAGGCTCGGTTGGCTCGGCGCATAGCCGATACGATCTGCGCTTGCGTGTCGGTCATCATGTCTTAACCTTCTTCGGATCGTTGTGATGCGTCCTGACATATGCGCCCAACTCGCGGGCTTGCTTCCATGCCTCGTCCTTTGTTGTCGGCTGTTCCCACGGTGCTAGCGGCATTGTGACCAGCGCGACGTATCCGTAATTTCCGCTGCTTTCGCCAGGAATAGAGCTGCGGATGATGCGGGTTGTCCTGCTCATTCGACGATCCAGTACTTTGCTGGGATGTGATTTCCTCGGCCAGCCGCGCGTTCTGTCCTGACCTTGCCGACTTTGCGAACCTCGGAGACATGCGCCGATGCGGCTTTGACAGTGCATCCCATGTGCGCGGCAAGATCGCGGGATGTGCAGCCGGGGTTTGCC